AGAAGGGCACCGCCGAACTGGTCGCGATGCTTGAAATTGTTCGCATTAATTCGGGAACATCCGAAAAAGCGATGACCCAGTCAAGCGACTTGCTGAACAAATTGACTGCGCCGACCACAATGAAGGCCTTCGAGAAAGCCGGGATCGATGCAATGTCCGCAATAAAGAACGGTGCAAAGCAAGGAATTAGCCCCCTCGAAACAATGATCGGCTTGACAAAGAAAGCAACTGGCGGCGATCTGATGCGGTTACAGGAATTCTTTTCTGAAAAGGATTCCAGCGCCGCCATGCGCGCTCTCATCTTGAATTACGACGAATTTGCCGCAGCAAAGAAACGCGTTGCGGCCGCGAGCGGCACAACCGATGCAGCATTCAATATGCGGATGGAAGGCGATTCAGCCGCCAACTGGGTCGCCTTGGCTGGATCGGTATCGCGCCTAGGGATTGTGCTGGGCACTACATTGGTGCCGATGATGAATGACGGCGTCAATATGGTCATTTCAATGGCAACAGCCGTGTCGGATTGGGCTTCAGCCAACCCCGAAGCGGCCAAGACGATCATGCAGATCGTCGCCGGGCTCGCGCTGTTCAAGATCGGGGTGGGCGCGGCGCAGTTCGCGATCGGCGCGATCATGAAGCCAATCGCCAACCTGAACGCGTTTGTCGCGAAGATCGGCGGATGGAAGCACGTTCTGGGCATGGCCAAGGTTGGGTTCGACATGCTGCGCGTCGCGGTGCTGTTTCTGGCCAAGGGCGTGATGCGGGCGGGGATCATGCTGCTGGCCAACCCGGTTGTGCTCGCGATCACCGCGCTGGTCGTCGTCATCGGCGGCGCGGCCTATCTGATCTACACCCATTGGGACACCATCAAGCAGGCGTTCTGGCAAGGCATCGCGCTGGTTCAGCAGGCGTGGGAGACGCTCAAGGGCTACCTGACCACCGGCTTCGCATGGTTCGTCACCCTGCCCGCGCGGCTCGCGCAGATCGGCGCGGCGATTATTCAGGGGCTGATCCGGGGCCTCTTGAGCCGCGCCAGCGCGGTCTGGCAGACCTTGAAGCGGATCGTCCTGAACGGGATCGATGGGGTCAAGAAATTCCTGGGCATCGCCTCGCCCTCGCGCGTGTTCATGACCATCGGCGAACAGACCGGGCAGGGGATGGCCATCGGGCTTGATCGGCAGGGCGGACGGGTCGCTGGCGCGGCCAGTCGTCTGGCCAAGGGCGCACTGGCGGCGGGCGCGCTGGCGATCACTCCCGGCGTCAACGCCAGCCCGGCCAGCGGCGCAGGCCGCGCCGCAGCAGGCACCGGGGCGACCTACAATTTCACGCTGAACATTCACAAGAACGATGGCGAAGGCGACGAAGAATTCGCGCAGCGGATCATGCGCAAGCTGAAGCGGATGATGCATGACGATGCGCAGCGCAGCTATGAGGATCGGGCCTGATGGCAAGCAGACCTATCGCTTCACCGCGCGAACTCATGACGCTGGGCATGTTCATTTTCGGGATGGACACCGCCGCCTATCAATCGTTCCGGCGCAGCCGCGACTGGCGCCATGCCTTGAGCGAACGCCACGGCGCGCGCGACGCGGCTCAATATGTCGGGCCGGGGGCCGATCTGATCACGCTGGGCGGGCTGCTGGTTCCCGAACTGGGCGCGGATTTCGCGGCGATCGAAACGCTGGCCCAAATGGCCGAAACCGGCGACACCTATCCACTGATCGACGGACAGGGCTTCATCCTGGGCAATTACCGCATTGTCCACATTGATGAAGAATATCTGTCGATCATGGCGGGCGGCGCGCCGCGCCACATTGATTTTACCATCGACCTTGAACGCGGCGACGACGCCCCGGTTCAGACCGGGACGATCACCGTGGCGGGCGAAGAAGGTGTTCCGAACCCGTGACCACCCGAAAAGCCGCAATCGCGATCGCGCTCGAGAACGGAACCGATCTGGCCGACCGGATCAATCCGCGCCTGATCAGCTTGAGTCTGACCGAAAAGCGCGGGGAGGAAGCCGACGAAATCGACGTTCGGCTGCAAAACGCCAATGGCCTGCTGGCAATCCCTTCGCCCGGCGTGCTGCTGACCCTCGCGCTGGGCTGGGAATCGGGCGACGATGTGACGGTTGGCATGGTCGCCAAGGGCCGCTTCACCGTCGACGAAGTTGGGCAGTCGGGCCCGCCCGACATCGTCACCTTCAAGGGCAAGTCCGCCGACATGACCGGCGACCTGCGCAAGCGCCGAACCCAGACCTGGCGCAACACCACGCTGCGCGCGATTGTCGAAGCCATCGCCGCGCGCAATGGCCGCGCCGCGCGGGTCGAAGCCGCGCTGGGCGCGCAGGCCATCGACACGATCGAACAGGAAGGCAAGAGCGACCTTGCCTTCATCGCCGATCTGGGCCGCCGCTTCGATGCGGTCGCGACGTGGAAGAACGCGCAGCTGCTGTTCCTGCCGATTGGCGCATCGGCCAGCGCCGGGGGCGCGGCGCTCGACACCTTGACCTTTACCAAGCGCGATTGCTGGACGTGGAATTTCAGCCAGACCGAACGCGACAAATATGACGGGGCCGAAGCCCAATGGCAGGATCAGGATGCGGCGCGTCGGCGCACCGTGACCGTGGGCGGGGAGAACCGGCGCAAGCTCAAAGTCGTTTACGCGACCGAAGCCGAAGCGCGCCAGGCGGCTGAAGCATCGATGAAGCGCGACGCGCGCGCGCCGGTGAAGTTCAGCTTTGATCTGGCGGTCGCCGAACCCGCCTTGCAGCCCGACATGCGGGTGCGACTGACAGGCTGGGGCGCGCGCATCGATGGCGTCGAATGGCTGGTGGAAAGCGTCGCCACCGATTTCGGTCGCGACGGACTGAAGCAATCGGTCGAGCTAGAGAGCGCTTAGTTGGGTCGCCGGTATGGGCTCACCCAAAGGCAAACCAAGGCAACGTCTAAGAGAACCTCTGTTTCTTCCTTCCACGCATAGTGTTCGACGATCCTAACTTCGAAAGAGCCAGCGTCACAGGTCACCACCTCTCCCACGTGAGGCACGCCAGCAAAACCGAAGTGACCGATAAGCCTTTCGTTGTCGTAGTCTCGAACGTCAGCGACAATCTGATCCTTCATTTCTGTTCACGCTTTTCCAAGGCGGCTTCGTATTCCTTGGCTTCGTTCGGCGTGAGCGACTTGTCGAGCCGAACAAGTGTCTGGCCGGATTGAATAATATATTGTGTAAACATCGGCATTTCCTTAGTCACCCCTTCGATATACTCGCGGCGACGGGTCGCATCCTCTTCGCTCGCAAATACTTCGACTGTGTTTTGCTCGTTAGGCTCCATCCCCTCGCCTTTGTGGCGACCGTCGATGAAAAAGACTTTGCTGGTGTAAAGCCCTGGACGCCCCATCATTTTGTTCTCGTCTGTCGCCTCCGTCAGGATGGTGATGCTTTCAACGGGCAACCCCGCTTTTTTGAGAGCCTCGGCTATTCCGGCGGCGTCCAACGCTTCCCGCGCCACAACGCTGGGTTCATCATCAGGAATATTGCTGACCGTTTCACCAGACTGGCCGCATCCCGCCAGCAACAGACAGACCCCAGCAACAAGGGAGAGTTTCTTCTCGTTCATCAGACCTTCCTTACAATGGCGACCACTCGCCCAATTAGAAACAGTTCATCATCGACCGCGCGGTCTTCGGGAACTAATGGATTGTCGGACAGGATTGCAATGCTGCCATCGGGGCGCGGGCGCAGGCGTTTGACCATGCCGACCCCGCCGAAACTGAAACACCAGATTTGATCGGCAACTCGCAAGGTGTCCAGCGAACGGTCGATCAGCAGTTGGTCGTTCGATCCGATTGTCGGCGACATGCTATCGCCCAGACCATCGGCAATCACCAGGTCTTCAGCCCGCGCCTTGGTGTAGCGCCGGATGAACGAAAGCGGGAACGGCTCGCGGATCGCATCGGGATCGACGTTCTCCAGATAGCTGCCGCCCATCCCATAGGCCAGATCAATCACCGGGATTTCGATTGTCCGGTCATCACTGACCGGCGGGCCATGCCATGCAAGACGCCGGTCGCCCAAATTCAGCGAAGGGTCGTCGGTTTCGCCCTGTAGATAATCGGCGGTCGTGCCCAACGCGCGGGCGATT